CTCGTTGAGTTTAGTCTCCATATCATCAAGTTTTTCTACCATGTTCTCAAGAACATCATATTTATCTTCAGGGATTGATACATAATGTGCTTCAAAAAGTTCCTTCATTCCTGAAAGGAATGATTCGGTCATTTCGGTCTTAAGACCGGTTTCAACAGCAAGAGCGTTCTCTTGGAACCACTCATCAGCAACGTACTCCAGATAGGAGTCAACGCGCTGTGCAAGTGCTTCTCTTACTTCTTCTACTTCTTCAGCAAGAGCAGCAGCATATGCTTGCTCAAGCTCTTCTTTGATACCAGCAACCTTGGAGTTAATTGCTGCTTCAAAGATGGTTTTTGCTTTTTCCTTAAACTCTTCAGAGAGTTCTTCACCACCGAGGAGAGCATTAACATCTTCTTCGATGTCATACTCATCAACTTCCTCTTCTACAACTTCTTCTTCTTCGCCTTCTTCGAGATCTTCGAGATCTTCCTCTTCAACTTCCTCTTCTTCAGAGATAATCTCTTCGTCTTCGATCTCTTCTTCTTCCTTCATAGACTTCATAGCGTCAGCAGCTGCTGCACCTTTGTTTACAACATCGCGGACTTGCTTAAGAGTTCCACCTGGAGTCTTTAACTTTGCGGAATCATCATCAGACTTATAGTTTTCTGGTGTAGGACCACCAAGGTCTTCCCATGAACCAGTTTGACCTGGTGTTGATCCTGAAAGTGATGGCATTGGATCTGCTGCTTTTGCTCCAGCATTGACAGCAGTCTTGGATTGCTTAGTGCCTACTTCCATTTCTTGTAATTGTTTGTCACGCGACATTTGAACTCTCCGATTTTCCTGTATGAAATCTATATTTATTTATAAATTAAGATATTTAATAAATTAAAGGTTATTTAAAAACTCATTGAACAAGTTTAATTTTTGTTCATCAAGTCTTCTTTGATCCACTAAAGTATTAATACGCTTCTGGGTTTTTTGCGCTTGTTTTTCGCGCAAAATGGAACCTTCCCATACCCATTCTTTTCCTTCCATAATTCCCTGAACAAATGCATCAGGTGCAGAAGGATCGGCAACGATATCAGCAGCAGTTGCTAACATAAAATCTTCACCAACTTCCATGTACCCATCACGATGTCTGGATACAGAACCAATACCACGAGAAGAAACTCCAAGAGTTACTCCTTCTTTCAATAAAGATTCTGCAATCTTACCCATAGGGGTTGAAAGGATTTGTGCCTTACCAATAAAGTTATTTCCTTCTTGAGTTAAGGAAACAATCTTATGAGAAACACGGTCCAGATTTACTGTTGGTCCATCTGGATGACCTAATTCACCAAGAGCACGACCTTTATCGATATAAGAATCAGTATATCTCTTGACTTCACGCTCCATTACAGATCTGCGATATACTCTACCGTTACGATTCTGTTGTTCAGTTTGGAGGAAAGGTCCTTGAATATAAAGAACTTTTTTACCGTTAACGCTCTCGGTAATAACTTCTACTGATTCAATTTCTTCGGTGATTAGTTTCATTTGATTAACCTGTGTAACCTACTTTTGCACCTCTAATGGTGCCGGTGGCATAACAAACATCGGTTGCCTTTTTCTCAACATACTCAACAGTTCCAGTTGGAATAGTAATAAAAGATGTAGTTGCCGCACCAACAACAGTACATACTCCAATAGTTCCCGCACTACCAGATACATTAACAACTCTTACTACAGTTGCCTGTGAAAAAGAAGTTGCTGATCCAGCAGAAGTGGGAACCGATATTTCATCTCCAAGTATTAATGCTCTTGTCATTATTGCTAAAGGTCATTTAATAGTTATTTATAAATGCTATTAATCTTCACTTGTTTCATCATCAAAAACTGTTGATGAAACCATTGGTCTAAGAGCATCAATTCTTTCTGAAGATTTTGCAAAAAGCAGTTCTTTAATCTTGTCACTAATTTGTGATGGAGATTCATCGGTGACAATCATATCTAAAAGTTCTTCCATTTTAATTCATAAATGATTAACTAGGAGTATTTATATCTCACCACCCTTGGGTAGTTCTGGTGCTTCCGTTGCTTTTTCAGCAGATCCCAAATCAGGTTCCATAACTGGAGCACCTAAATCCATCTGTGCTGATTGATCTAAAGGTGCTCCTGTTTCTGGATCAACTGGTGCATTTGGATCTGGAATGATACCATCTTTGATTTCTTTTTCAATAATCTTGTCTTGCTCGATAATTTCTTCATCGGTTTGACGAAGGATTTTTCTTCTTACATAATCTTGCGAGAAATATTTTCCAACATATGGTTCTGCAGCACCAACCATGCTAAGTCTTTCATTTAATAACTCTGCATCTTTGAGTTCTGCAAAATGATTATCATAGAGGAAGTCATATTGAATGTGCTCACTCATTACTTCCCAATCTTCTGGAGTAATGATATTTTTAAGGATCAACTGAGTTCTCAACATATCACTAAACATGTTTGAGAATCTCTTTCTCAAACGACCAACAAACTTACTAAACTTAAGTTCATCTCTAAGAATTTCAGATGAACGACCAAGGTTAAATCCACCATCACCCTCAATTCTTGAAACCGGAACATTCAATGCTTTATAAAGTTTCTTCTTAAAGTACTCAATGTCTGTGATTTCTCCCAAGTTTTGTCCACCTGGAAGTGTTGAAATTTCAGTTCCTCTACCACCTTCACGACGAGGAAGCCAAAAATCTTCAAGCATTGCCATGTACTTTTTATCATCGCGGATTTCACCAGTGTTTGCATCATAAACAAGTTTATTGCGATAACGCATCATAACATCACGGAGATATTGCTCTGCTTTTACCTTGGGAAGATTACCAACATCGATGTAGAAAATTCTACGCTCAGGTGCTCTAGACAAACGATAGATAACCAAAGAGTCCTCAATCATGCGAAGTTGATTGAGTGCTTTGATTGCTTTGTGGAGATATGAAAGAGTGTGACCTTTATTCCTATCAACAAGTCCTGAAGTGCAGTAAGTGATTGAATCCTTTGCAATCTTAATACCTTGACTTGCACCAGTTTGTGCTGGATTTGCTGATGGATATATTGTTTTAGGATTGTAGATAAAATATTCTTCTATTTCAGGAAACTCATAATCCATAGGATTATCTGATGCAAGCCTCTGAAGATTTGCTATTTTATCTCCTGGTTTCTTTTTTTGTTGCCTAACATATCGCATTTTTGATGCATCTATGTAACGCAATTCTTGTATTCCTTCGTGAGGATTCTTTAAATCTATGATTTTGTGATAGTAAAGTCTACCATCAACATACCAGTTCCTATAGATTTCGTGAGACTTTTTATCAAAATCTAAAAGATCTAAAATGTACTTAAATTCTGATCTTATTTTCTTTTTAATACCATCACTTGCGTTTAAATTATCTAAATCAATCTGAACAGGTACATCATTTGTGTCAGATACGATTGCTTCATTTACAATATCTTCAATTGCACTATCAACTTCTGGATGAAGTGACATTTCTCGATATCTTTTAATTAATTCAAACTCAGTTCTATATACTCCCTCAATATCAACATATGAACCAAAAAACCCACTGCTTGCGTAATGGTCAACCCCGTCCTCATTATTAGGAGGAACGGGGGAAACCGCAGTGGGTGCTAATGGTTCAGTATCCTCAAGAGAGAATCCAAATAATTTTGCCATAATTTATTGTTCTGAATTTGATCTTAAGACTATTTATTAACCGTTTGGAGTTCCTTGTCCGGTGTATGAGAATGACTGCACTTGGAACTCAACGGTAAATTCTTCAATTGTGTCTGAAGAATCATAGGAAAGATCAATCTGAGAAACGTTGGTTGGGAAAATATCAATGAACTCATACTCTTTCAGAACTGCATTTGAAGTTCCTGTATTATCTTTGCTGCTTGGGGTTGAACCTCTACCCAACTGATAGACCTTTGCATTGGTCATATAAGCTGTTGGATCAGTTGCACCAAGATTGGTTCCAAGGTCAGCGATCAGGTTTGACCACTCTTCGAAAGCATTTCTCAGAAGGAATCCTTCATCGTTGATGATTGTTACTGTCCATGTATCGATGGTTCTATCACCTGCAACCTTAAAGATTCTTCCACGGAAAGGAACATCAATTGATGCTACATTTTGTGCGGGAAGAGCAGCGGATTTGCACATAAATCTGAAGTTATCTGCATCCCATGAAATACCACCTGGGAGAGTTGTTAACTCTACCTCAAATAGATTGGGGCGGGCACCGCCCCCAACAAGTGCAGATTTAAACTGAGAAAT